TGGCGTTGGTGCAGGTGCAGCAGCGTATGGGTTAGGTTGTGCAGGTACCCCTGGTGTTGGCGTAGGTGGTACTTGTGCTCCTGGTTGCGCTGCATAAGGATTTGGTGCAGGTTGTCCTGGTTGAGCCGCATACGGATTAGGCTGTGGTGCAGCGTTTTGTGCGTATGGGTTCGGAATAGGTTGTCCTGGTTGCGCTCCTGGTTGTGGTGCGTATGGGTTTGGCGCAGGAACATTAGCATACGGATTTGGTGCCCCTGGTTGAACTCCTGGTTGTGCCGCATAAGGGTTAGCGGCAGGTGCGCCTGGTGTTGGTGCAGCAGCTCCACCTTGGTTAGGCTTACGACCTTCCTTCATGTCAACGAAAGCTTGCACCCATTGCATACCGTTCACTAAACGCTCTGTTGGTACAGCGTGTGCGTTTAGGTCTTCTAGTTGCATTTCCCAACCTTGACCTAATGGAGGTAATACGATGTCATTGTAAAGTTCTACAGTGTATTCTTTCTTACCTTTAGGTGGTTTTGTGATTTCGATCGGGCGTGGGCTGTTGATATCCATGAATGATAACTCTGTGCCCGTACGGTTCAACATTTGATTCTTTAACTTATCGAATAAGTTAGATAATGCTGATTGTGGTAACTCAAGTACACGTACTACTAGTTCGCCTTTAGCGTCACGTTCTTGTACCCATTGTTGCGGGTTGTGTGGGTTTTGAATAACCAATACTGCGTTTACTAAGTAACGAGACGTTGGTGATTGCTGTCCACCGAAACCATTCGGGATCATACCCAATCCTGCCCACTCTGTAACCTTTTGTTCTAGTAAAGAACCTGGGTTGTGCTCCGCATCTAATGTGAAGCTTGAGCCGAATTGCTTACCGTTACCTGTGATAGTTGACAAGTAAACGGTACGAATAGGTACGAAGAATGCACTTACTAAGTCAGCAGCAGGTAAAATCTGAAGTAATAACTTAGGTGTATCTTTGCTGAAGAACAATTTTTTGTTCTTTGCCTTCGGGTACTCAACCTTAGGGTTGTCCCCTCCTTGGTCTAGTTGTTTCTGTGCTTGATTGATGATGTCGGCAAATGACATGTATCGTTTCCTCCTATGTAGTTATAGTTTCTAAAACAGTCTAACACATATTATAACATATGTCTACACTTTTCTGACAGTTATAGACTAATTTTTAAACTTTTTCTTTATGTACCACTGAGAACGTTCCGCTGAACCTCTTTCGGATAACGGAATAACTGACTGTGGGTTTGATTCGATACTAACAATGGTAGTTTCTTTTACTGTTAGGACACTATGCGGGAATAGAACCTCGTCTACACCGTCATAGCCCCGAACAAATACTTCCATACCTTCATGTGTGTTTTCCTTAGTGCCCTTGGTATAATTAGCGTCTACCCAATCTTCAGGAAGTTTCCACATATTAAGCCTGCCAATCTGCAATCGCTCGTGCAATCTTCATTGGTTCAGCAGTCCATTTCGGAAGCGTAACCTCGTTTGCATTGGCGAAGTCTGCCATAAGATTTACTAAGAAGCGATCACTAGAAAATGCAGGCGGTGTTTCCGAAGGTGTGTCTGTAATTGTGACTTCACCTGTTTCTGTGTTGATGTCGATTGTGTTGTAGTAACCCCCATCAAGTGTAAAGCCTAACTTCTCTGCTACAATAGCGTCAGTTTTGTTAATCTCTACTGGTCGTGTTTCCTCTGCGGATTCACCGAATAGACCTTTAAACTTGTCTAACATTCCTATCCCTCCTTAGTATTGTTGCGGTTGGTGGTTTTGTGGTATCTGAACAGCAGTACCACCTGCACCTTTACCATAAAGCTGATTTTCGAGAACTTGCTTACCGTAGGACTGTAACATATCTTTACGCTGTTCAAACGCTTTTACAATACGCTGTACACGACCTATAACGTAATCGTAACTCAAGCAGTTCTGTCTCATTGCCTGATATTCAGGATTACGTTTTATGTATGCGTCTACACTGTCCTTTGTCGGTTTTTCTGCGATCTGCTTCATTTCATCTCGTGCTTGCTTGTCCAGTGTTGCTACTAAGAACTCCAATTGTAGCTCTGTAGATTCCTGGAAGAACTTCAGCTTCTCTAGCACTGACGACCAGTAAACGTA